GAGAGACTTTCGATACGTGCCGACTAGCCGATATCAAGCCGGTAAAAATGACCAGTCAATCGGCTTATCGTCTTGGGTATAACTTGGTTCTAAAACCGCTTTCAAAGTGCATCGACAAAACGGATGCGCTGGCGGGTGCCGAATATTTTTGTAATCGGGATTGGTCCCACGAACCGCAAATATCTGCCCCAGCTTGACCGTTCTTCGCCCGGTCGGATTGTTCGCATCCTTCGCAATCGCGTGACAGATTGGGCATGACGCCGAAGTCTCTACCCATTGCCATCCAGCCACCACGCCGGAATCCTTTGCCGACCATTGCATAGCCAAGTGATGAGCCCTAACCGCTTCGGTCTGAGCGATTCGACGAGCCCGAAATCGATTATTGTCTTGAAAATATTTCATCAGTCGTCTGGTCAGTTGGTCGGTCGATTCGCCCGCCCCCAGCCGCCCCAGCTCAATCTCAGCCCTGATCGCGTGTTTGAGCATATCGTAATGCCCATTGAAATCTTCGTGAAATGTCGCCTGGGTCGATTCGGCGAAATTGAGAGTGCTGGCGCGAATCGCACCCTTGAGATATTCGGAGTTCACCCGCCATCGTTCCGGGTCCAGTCCCACAGCTCGATAAAGCCGCTTGCCGCTCTTGTCCCAAATCCCCGTAATCACCGGCACAATCCGTTCGTACTCTTCGAGCAACCCTTTATCCGACGGTCTCAACAGTTCCGCAGGCGTGTAAAATATCGACTTTTTCCCCGTCAATCGCTCTTTTACCAATTTAGCCTGGGCGTTAAAGCTCCCCACCAAGATTGGGTAAAGTCGTGATCCAAGCGGTAAATTGTGGTCGTTTGGCTCAATTGGCATGGTCGATCACCGCCGGTTGCGTGCCTGGCTGATTGATCTCCCAAAAATACCGATCCCCAAACGGATCCGGCGCCTTGCCCAGCTCGGCCCGGAACTCATTCAGCGAAATACCACCGGCAGTAAAGTTGTCGCGAGCCCGTTTGTGACGATCGTTGAGGTTTTCGGCCAAATCGGGAATCTGAGACAAATCGTGAACCACCCGATACTTTCGCGGGTCAAGCCCAAACTCAGGCATCAAACGCCGTGAAATCGTCGAACGAATCAGCCCCAAAATCGGTAGAACCCCGCTTCGCCAGGCAGCCTGAATGGCCACGCCAAAATTATCGTAAGTTTTGGTGGCACTTGGCAGGCCGTGAACCTCCGGACTCGTACCAATAGCCGCCAGAACCATGGGCATAGCCCCGTTTGGGAGCTTGTCCAGCGCCATTTGTTCAGGCGAAAAACCAATCGTGTCAATCTTGATCCGACGATTCAGCGAAATCGTTCGCCCCCGATTATCACCACGGGTCATTCGGTTGACCTGACTCTCAATTTCCCCGCCTTCGTCGTCCAACAATTCGTCGTTCGAATCCTCAGGAGTGATGATCAGGCCCGGCACACCACCGTTTTTGAGGATCGAAACCGAATAGCCAGCCGCCTCATTCAAAAGGCAAATCTGGCGCAAAACCGCCTTGAGTTTGGAGAGTCCGAGCCGCGTGTTGAGCGGATCAATTCCCCAGCGGAAATGCAAAACATCTTCTTTGGGAATGTTCAGCGTCCGACCGTTGACCATATAGCGCCAATAGTCCAGATAGCGTTCCCCAGTCGCTGGATAGAGCGGGAAAACGTATCGTTCGTCAAGCCAGTGAAGTCCGATCGGCAGCCCCGCAAAAGCGTCGCGTTCGATGTATAAAAACGCATTTCCGGAAGTGATGACTGATAAAGCCATCGCCAAATCTCGCGTAAAAGAGTCGTAATTGTCGTTCGATTTGACCCACAATTCGGCCAAGCCTGTATCGTATGCCGGTGCCCAGGTGCCATCGCCTTGGCGCTCCTCCACGACCAACGGGCACAAATTGACCTTTTCGGCAATCCAATTGCAGGCGATGGAAACGACATCGTTGAGATAAAGCCGCCCCGCCTCTAATTCCCAGTCATGTTTCGCACCCGGTAAAAGGGCAAAACTGCGACCTCCGCCGCCCCCGCCCATCCCGTTGTATATTTTCAGATTCGAGCCATTTTCGCCAAACGCATTGCCGCCGTTGCCGCTAATCATCCCGGCCTCCTACAACTCGGATCCGCCGTTTCACGGCAAGTTTGCCAAACGCCCCGCTTGACGCATCCACCTGGTCATCGTGCTTGGCGTTCGGGAATGTGCACAGTTCTTCAATGTACTTTCGATTCCACTTTGCACGCACCAAAATGACATTCCCCGCCTCGCACTGAGCCGCAAACGGATCGGCCCTGACTTCCTTTGAGCCGGTCGGATGTTCGTGCCGCACCGCAAACCCGGCCAATTCTCGCGCCTCCAATTCCGCCGCATCTTTCCCCGCCGATCCGCCTTCGTGCTCAATCCAGCACACCGTTCCGCGCGGGTCCATTTCGGCACATTGACGTTGTAAAATCCGACGTTGTTGTGGCGATACCTGAGCCCGCACCACATCCGTCACATAAAACTTGCCGTCCCACTCACACATCAAAACGCCAACGGTATAGTCCCCACCATCGACCGTCGAAGCCTTATCCCAATATCGCACCCACTTGAGACCCGGCCCCGCTGGCGCCACATCAACGAATTGCGAGAACCAAGTTTGCTGAAATAGCCCGCCCGAACGTGGCGACGGTCGTTGTTGGTAAAGTGCCGCCCAAATCCATGATCCCACCGTTTCACGTATTTTCGCCAATTTCGCCAGGCTGAATCGAGTGGGCCACAGAGCCGCCCCCTCAGGCCGCCCAATCGCATCCCCATCGCCCTCGGAAATCGCTGGGAGTGAGATATATTCCCACCGGTCTTCGACGTCTTCAGACTCGACAGCTTCGCCCGTTTCCGCGTCACGACCTTCGACCAACGAACCGATCAAGTCCGACTCATGCCGACGGGTCATGATCACAATCGCCGCGCCGTTGGGGCTCAATCGGGTCATTGCCTCGGAGGTAAACCAATCCCAAACCCGTTCGCGTTGAAGTGGTGAATTCGCCTCTTTGACATCTTTCACCGGGTCATCACAAATCAGGATATCCGCACCATAACCGGCCACCCCACCTTTGACCCCAACCGCAAACACGGCCCCACCCTCAGCCGTTTCCCATTGCCCCGCCTGGGCCACCTTGCTCGAAAGTGGCATCCCGATCCGCTCGGCCAACAACCGCGCTTTTCTCGTGAATTTTCGCGATAATGCCACCCCCCAGCCCGCCGTGATGATTTCACGCTTTGGATTTTGCTCCAATAACCACACCGGCGCATGAATCGAAAGCAACTCACTTTTCCCGTGCCTTGGTGGCATCGATACAATCAACCGCCGAAGGTGGCCAGAATTGACCAGTTCCACCTTGCTTTGCAAAAGGACCAAATGCGGAGCGTCCCAATCCCGATCTGGCGACACCTTTTTCAGCCAAGCGTTAAACCGCCCCTGTTTCGCTTCCTTGGGCTTCGTCAGTTTCCTTGGTGGATCGACCAACTCAACGTCGATCACATCGCCTTGGGGCATTTCCGGCGAAATTTCGTCGTCATCTGGATCGTCCGGTTCGTCCGGAACTTCCAAGACCGTTCGCGAGCCATCGACCGTGTCATGAATCAATTTCATCCAAGTGACGGCCATTTCGTCGCCTGAGAGAGCCTGCGTCACAGTCTCCATGGCGAGCTTGTCAGCAATACTTAAACCGTCATCGGTAAACGAGTTCAATAGCCGTCTCAGCGCTTCCTTGTACGCTTCTTTTCGTTGCGTGAAGTTAGCGCGTACCCGATTCCCCGGCTGGAATCGAGTGATCCCGCTAAATTTGTGACCGGGTGTGAATCGCCCGTTTTCTTCTCGCATCTTTTACAGTTGTAGCGCCATCGTTGACCATCGATTCGCCATCGTTTGCGGGGTAAATAACTTGCCGATTTCCGCGATTTCCGCCTCGGTCAATTTCCGAACCTGTTCCGTGTCGGTCTGAATACATTCAGGCCGCGTCAAAACAGGCTGTTCTTTGGTCCGATATCCCGGTGGTTTCATCATTTCAATCATCCTCTGAATCAAGGTCCGTAAATGTGATCTGCTGATTCCTACGCTGTTTCGACCGTCGGTGCGCGTCCAGAATCGCCCATTGAATCTTACGCCAAAGATACGTTCGAAACGTCGTCCCTTTGTCCGATCGCCACTCCAAAACCGCCGCAATCAAAGCGTCCTCCGCAACCCTCTTGCGTTCCACGACCTGATCAGGCGATAAACGAATCGTCCGATTTTTATCGAACGCAATGTTGTAGCAATCCGGCAGCCATTTGACGACTTTGTTTTGCTGCCGTTTCGTGAGCCGTTTCACCGGTTTGTCAATCACGGATCGCCCCCCTCAATTGCTCAATCGCCAAGCCGATCTGCTTCTGAGCCTCCGATACAGGCCACCGCATGCGGTTCGCGATGTAGGTAATCGACCTGGGCGGAGTCCCATCCAAACCGTACTTCCACATCAAGACTTTCGATTGATCGACTGACAATTGGCCAATGGCCGCCCGTAACTTGCCTAAATCCTCGACAAGAATCAGCTCGTCAAGGCTGTTCGAAGGATCCTGATCAGAAGTGATTCCGGAGGCGTATCCTGACATCGTCGCTTTCAGGCCAGCATCGAGTGCGGAGAAAACCGTTCATCGTCTTCGTCGTCATCATCGTCGTCATCGTCATCGTCCGAATACGCATCCGCCCACCCCGATACGAGCTGCTTTGAACGCTCCAACATCCCCAACACCTGACAGACACCACCCATCCAGACCGCTGAAAACTCATCCAATTGCTCATCTCGCGAGCATGTCTTGTCAAGAATCAGGACAACTTGATTCCCGCGCCGCTTGAGCTCGGCCACCATTTGCTGAGTGGTCGCGTACTCCAAAAACGTGTTTTCATGTGATTTGCTCAATTCAATCACCATCCGGAATCAGCTTATCCAACAACGGTTGAACCAATTCGACGAAAATCCCGATCGGCGATTGTACTTTACAATTTGTCAATGTTTTCCACTGATTATCGGCTTCGGACAACCACCAATCGCAAGCCGTAATGTCATGGCTTTCATCCGCCGTTTTTCGACCCTTGCGAAAGTAGTGCTCCGATGCCGAAAGCATACAGTGAATAACAAGCTCGTCATATTGCAGCCACACGAGCAACGGAACCAGCACCGTTTTTTGATAGTCCACAAACTGATAAATCGGACTGGTTAGGTAGTAGCCTGGACACGAGCCCCGCGTTCCTTCCAACTCATTCACTCGAGCCGTCAGAGTCTCAATCGATTCAGCCTGATTTTCATTATGCTGCCGCATCGACTCTAATTGTCGCTTGGCAAACAACAAATCCACTTCGATTTGAGTCCGATCCGGAATTGGACATTCAGAAGAATCCACTGGCAAATTGCCCATATAAGGCATGTTAATCACTCCCATCAAGAGGCCAAAGAAATCAAGAAAATCACGAACCAGCTTCGCGAACCGCGCGTTCGAGAAATTTGATATCGCCTAAATTCGATGTGAATTCGGCAATATTCTGGATGGCCAGAATCTCATTCTCAAAAAGCTGAATGAATCGCGCCGATTTGATTTGTCTTCGACGGGATTCAGCCCCCGCCAGAGTCAAAACCGCCTCCACATCAAACGCCCTCAGAGCGTCCATGGTCGGATCCAGTCGGCCCAGGCAGTTCGGTATGACTTTTTCCATTTCGTAGGCGCTCATTCTGTATCCTCTTCCAAAAACGCTTTCGCAACCATTCCGGCAATCCCGCTCGAAGGATTGCAACTCGCACACTTCAGAACCAGCTTTCCACGGAAAGCTG